TGATTATAAATAACACCACCTCGACCAGATGATTTACTTGTACCTTGTTCTGCTTTTCTGACCTGTCTACTTTTTATCTTAAACATCTTTTCAACTTCTTCAGGTGTTGGGTAGAATAAATCAGCCAATAAACATTCTTTGACCTTTCTATACACATAAATACCTTGCTTATCTTTAAACTTGGTCAGTATCTTTTCTTGTATCATGTTGTGCGTAACATTATATATAGCTTGATTAGTTACCTTTAAAGTTCTAGCAATATTTCCACAAGTTGAGCCGCCGCTATCTAATAACTTTAATATTCTTTCAGACAGTTCTTGCCTTGTTAATTTTGTGCCATTAAATGTTGTGTAATGACTTACGATAAATCCTCTATTTTCACTTCCCATTTTCTACCCTCTTTATAAAAACCCCATAATTCAATTCGTATTCCTGCCTCACGAACCTTCCCTACATTTTTATGCTCTGTAATCTTTTTACGTCTTGATGACATATTGCTTTTAGATGTTACCTGAACTGCTAATACCTCATCTCGTCTAATAGCAAGAAAGTCTATGAATCCCCATAGGTCATTTTTCTTACGACTGAATGTATTATACTTTTCTACATTTTCGACTAGATAACCTAAATCAGTCAGTCTTTTTCTTGTCGGTATGTTTAGATTTGTTGGCACAATTATAAATCTTCTATATTTACTTTAACTGTTTTACCACCTTGACGCTCTTTAACGACATCCGTTAAACTTTCGTCATCTGTTTTTTCTTTCTTTCCAAATATTTTATCCCAATTATCCTCGAATTGCTTACGATTAGGAATTGGTCTTGGTGAACTTCCTTTACCCATATATTCTTTCCTTTGCTATATTAAAATATTCCTCATCTAATTCTATACCAATAAAATTACGATTAAGATTTTTACAAGCAACTCCTGTTGTTCCTGAACCCATAAATGGGTCTAATATAGTATTTGCATCTTCAAAAAAAGATAAACACCATTCCATAAGATTCAATGGTTTTGTTGTTGGATGATACTTTTTAAAAGCAGTAACTCTTTGTCTAAACATTTTTGCTGGTCTTTGCTTACTACACCAAGCATATTCAACCATAGCAGAACTAAATTTTTCAGGTTGAACCTTATCCCAAATATAAAAACATCTACTTGGTGGTAAATGCTCTGTAAAGTAATTTCCACCCCATATAATTTGATTTTTACTAACTCTAAATATTTCATCAAAATATTCTTTTGTTGGTATAAAATTATCCCATTCTTTTTTAGCAAACTTTTGCCTAAAAGGATTTTTACTTATTCCTATTCCATAAGGTGGGTCAGTTAAAACTAAATCTATACTATTATCAGGTATAGATTTCATCACTTCTAAACAATCTCCATGATGTAAATCAATCACTCTATTTCCTTTTTAACAAACCCTGCTGGCATATAAATATAATCTTCATGTAAGCAGCTAGTATATTCTGCTTCCTTACAATGTTGCTCACAGTATGAATTAGCATGTGCACAGCTTTTAAAGTGACCTATGTATTCTGGTGTCTGCATTGTCCAATAAACTACGAGTACATATTCAAACACCAAATTGCTCCTTATATATTTCTTCAGAGTATTTTATTTCTTCCTCAACCTTTTCTTGTATATGCTGAGATATGTTTAACTTGTTTTTTAACTTGTAGAAATCTCCAACAGTATTAATGTTTTTACTTTTTAGTGACCTTAACTGTTTAAATTCATACCACAATATAGTTTCAATAGGAAAACTATCATTAACCACACCATTAGTTTTCTTTAAAAGTTCCCATCTTTTAGCTATATTTTTTCTTCTTATAATTCTATCTATTGTAGACCTTACAGTGTAATGAGTAATTTTAAATTCTTTAGCTAAATCTTTATAAGCTACACCATCCATATACATTTGTAACATTTTTTCATTTCTAGCTGCAGTATATTCTTTTCCACGTCTTTGTCTAATTCTTCTTTCTTTTTGAATATTAGCTTCAAGTCTATCAATTTTAAATGTAAGTTGTTTTGTTTGTTTTCTATAATTGTTTAATAACTCTTTTCGTTCAGATTTATAACCTTCTAATAAACTAAGTAATTTATTGTATTCATTATCAGGCATTGTTTTTAATTCATTCATAATCTCTCCTTTAGCCACTCTAGCAGCTCTAGTTCAGTTCCGTACTTTTCTTCAAAAGCCTTTTTACCTGCATGGAACGCAACACCATGTCCACCATTCTGGTGGTGATTCGGACAAAGTGGCAAGCAATTTTCCGTACTGTTGCGCTGTCCGATTCCCATGCCAGTTCTAATATGATGGATTGCAGTTGGTGTGTAAACACCATAATGCTTCTTGCAAACCACGCATCCAAATTGCGAAAGTTTATCAAGATATTCTTTCTCGCTCTTTTTCAAATCCTATCCCTAATGATTTAGACCAGTTAATAATCTTATCTATGTATTCATTAAACTCAGTCTTAGTTAATCCTGCGGTTGACTTTAATTCACCATCGTCTTCAGCCAACCACTTCATACGGCATATGTCATGGACTTCTTCTATAGAATATCCGGTAGTATCTGATATGCCTTTATAAATAACACCCCATAACAAACTGTTTTGGTCGTGACTTCTAGCGTAATCTTTATCCATAATAATCATATCATACACCCCTTCATCCAAAGATGAAACTATGCCAATAGCAAGCTGTAGGTAGTTACCGCCACTAGTCACTTGAAGTGTTTTTTTTATTTTCATATCTTACCTCCATTCCATCTTTAACAAGTTTAATTACTGTTCCGTTTTTATCCTTAATGCGATATGTATCTGCATTAAACTCTTTTACTAATTGTTCTACGACTTCGTTTAAGTTCATGGTCTCTCCTTATAAGTTAATGACTTTTCATCAAACCACAAACCAAATGTTCCCTCAAATGTATAGTTACGTTGCTTCTGTACAGTTAAGTAAGCAGTTGGTTCGTTCTCTCTTTCAGGTGGCAGGTTACCAGCAAACTTTAAATCTTCTACTTCTCTGTTGCGCCAACAAAGTAGAATATTATCTGTTAAGTTTCTGATATGGCTGCTACCTAAAATATTTGTTGCATCAGGCTTGGTATATTCATCTGACATCTTACGAGTATGGCAGACTAAAAATACATGAATGTTTAAATCACGACAATATGTCGCTAGTTTATCTACAAACTTCTTCTGCCCATTGTAATCATCTTCACTGATGTTACCTATCTTCATCAATGAGTCGATACAAAATACATCTATACCTAATATTTCTTTTCCGTATAACAATGTCGCAAACATATCATTTTCTGATGTGACACCTTGTTGGTCATAGATGTATAACTTTTCGTTGTAGTCTTTACAGAATTGTGTAGTTTTGTGTAGGTTGATTGCTACCTAATCTTTGAGTAATCATTCTGTCTAATGTCAGTACAGGTTTCATCTCCATACTAGCAATTAAGACTTTAGTGTAGTGCATTAAGTATAGAAATATTTGTGATAGCATCATCGACTTACCATGACCAGATACACCTTGAAGGATTGTTAATTCACCTAATCTAACTGCAAAATGTCCATCAGTCTTTGCCCAGGGCAAACTATAACCTGCGCCTTTTTCTTCTGCGTAATACTTTTGCAACTGGTCGTAATAACTTTGTGATGATTTAATCTTAAAGTCTTCAGGAATAATCTTACCTGTAGCTTCATCAACTTGTTCTTTGGTTATTATCAGTTGGTCTATTATTTCACCTGCGTTCATCTCACTCACAATACTCTCCCTTTAATTACTGGTTTAGTTACTCCATCTTCCCATCTGCGCTGATTAATAATAACTTCAGGACTAGGATTATAACCATCTTTCCATTCTTGTGTCATGTTCATTTGTCCCAACCAAGTTATTATTTTATCTGCCTCGTCATCAAGACCATGTTTCTTCCATTTCTCTAAACAACCTTTTCTATTAATTCTACGCTTTGGTAATAACTTATTCCAGAACTCATCAAAACGCACATATGTTTTACTCTTCTCTTCTCTTCTCTTCTCTAGGGGAACATCTTGTTCACAACTTGGTAACATCTTGTCGACATCTTGTAACCAATGTGTCAACAATTGTAACTGCTCCTCTACAAACCCTATATCTTTACGCAATCTAAAGGCTATCTTTTCTTTATCAGGTAGCTCACCATTGTTTTCAGATGCTAATAATAGCAGTTCTATTAATGTTGCTTTGCTATCTGATGATAAGTTATGCCATTCATAATCTTCTAATATTCTGCGATATAGTTTTATCCATATTACATCTCTATCTTTCATCTTTGGCTGATACCTTTCCCAGTTTCTCACTTTCAAAATTTACACTCCTCAAAATCATCTAAGTTAATCTTAATTTTCTTTACCATATATTCAGGCTTATTTTCTACAAACCATTTTGCATCTTCATAGCTGTAAAACTTACGCAATGAAA